GGCTAAGTTCTGGAGGGATGATTTCTCGGCATCGCAGATCGCAAAGCGCTTCGGCGTCTCCCGGAACGTCATCGTTGGGATCGCATTTCGAAATCGCGCGTTTTTTCGGAGAAACAGCGGTTTAGGAGCAGCCAGCCTAACAAGGCCACACCGGCTCCGAGGAAGGACGAAACGCGTAGGCCGTTCCATCCGCACGAGAGAGAACCCCGTCGCCCCGTCGGATTATGACGTGAAGCGCCTACCCTTTGCGAAACGCCTGGAGGAATTTGCTCCCCGGCGAATGCAAGTGGCCGGTCAACAACGGCAGCCCATACCTGTTCTGTGCAGCCAAGACCGACGGGAAATACTGCCAGCACCATCGATCCAGAGCATTAGCAAGCCACCGCAGTATGAAGAGGGGATAAGTATGAAGAGATCACGCTGGTATGCGATCAGGGTAGCGCCGGGTTATCAGCGGATGGCGGCCGCCGACGATCGCCTGGCGGAAAGCCGTCGCATGGAATCCATCATCGAGCGGAACTGCCCGCAAGGATGGCTTCGATATCTTCATGCCGTCGTTCTACACCGAGTTGAAGCACCACCGGACGAACAAGTCATCCAGAAGCGGTTTCCGTTCCTGGTGGGATATGCCTTCGTGGACCTGCCAAGGCTGAATTTCGAAGAGCTCCGCCGCGTCGACGGCGTCGTCTGCTTCCTCCGCGGCGCCACTATGGCCCGCTCGAATTTCCGGATGAAGAAATCGAGACCCTGTACTTCGCCGAACACGAGCGCCGGCAGGGCTTCCTCTACGAGCAGCACTGCCGGAAGGAGAATGAGCGCCACGGGCAAATCCAGCACCTTCGCGGACAGCTGCGAAAAATCCTGCCGAAGGGCAGGAAAGGCGCGCGTCTCAATGGTTGACCAGGCGGAGAGGGCTATAGATTCTCTGAGTCCGCAGATCAAAGAGCGGGTGCAGAAAATTATCAGTGAATTTGAACGCGCTCACCGCCGATGTGGTTGTTGAAAATCTCCGGCAAGCCGTATAGGTTTTCTGCAGTGATTTGCGGTTGTACAGTTGCGGACCTCAAAGAGGGAACACTCGCCGGACCGCTGCCGAAACTTCACATTCGGCGCAGAGGAGAAATGCGCCTTTTCCCCACTTCGATAACGCAGGCAGGGCAACTGGTAAGCCGCGTGGCTCAATTCGGGGAGGCAGCCACGAAGTCGCGGCGTTCTAGACCGAAGTCCCTGCAGGCGGCCGCGATTATCAGCGACGCGTCTGGATCGGCATCCGTGCCGAGCCCGAGAGGATCCTCGAGCTCTTCGCGGAGCCCAAGGATCCTAATCAGAGCGTGCCGCGCTGCGCTTCGGTTGCGATTCTGGAAATCGCACAAGATCACAAGCAGCTTCGCTTCGACATCTTTGTCTCTGAAATTGCGCAGGTACTCCGGGGCAAGATGTATGGCGGCCATTCTGCTTCCAGGAAATCGATATCGCTCTCGGCCAAGATGTATTTTCGAACCACGGGTCCGATAGCGATCGATTAAGTCGAGGTAACGACAAAGGGACTTGAGCGCCAACTCGCCATGAACGCTGCGGAGGTAAGGCTCGATTAGTGTCGCGTCACGGTGAGCACCGAGAAGCCCGACGACGTATAGCGCGGCTCCGACTTCACCGTCGCCAGACCGCAATAATTGACGCGCAAATTCAAGCTCCTGTTTCGGTAACAGGGCCGTCGTCGACACCTTGCGCGCGATCTCGAATGCTGTTGATGTCCATATATTGCTGCTGATTTCAACTGGGGTCCGCCTAGCGGGCTACATTCTTAAGCAGATCGAACCCGACTGGGCAACCGCAGTGGTAGGGTGGTCGCCTTCATTCCGCAGGCAGGGCAACTGGTAAGCCGCGTGGCTCATAACCACGAAAGACCGGGTTCGATTCCCGGGCCTGCAACCAGATCGGGGGCGACCACCCGATGACCGCCGTCTATGTGGTGGAGTGGTCGCTTTCAGTTGAGCGTTTCAACTATCTCTCGGGCATCAGACGCCAAAAGCATCTGGTACCTGGCGTAGTTGATACTGCCAGACGCGATTCCCTCGATAATTCTGGCGCAGGTGTGCTGAATGAAGAGGCGAAACTCCGCCTGCCTCGATGGAAGTGCGCCAGTACGGCTCTCTGTGCAGCGCTCGATCTGGGCCTGACGTGCCTTCGCTGAAGTGCGTAGCTCGGCAGCAATCGCTGCAAATGCAGGCTCCGCCAATGGCTGCCCTTGCTCAGCGGACGCTGGTAGAGGCACCGCGATAAACAAAACGATAGCGAGCGCCAAAACCGGTTCTCATGCAGCCTCCAGGTCATTGTTTTCGCATGTCTACCCGTAAAGGTGGGGCAATTACAACTCGAGCGCATTTGTCGGCGTAGAGCAGCCCGGTAGCTCGTCAGCCTCATAAGCTGGAGGTTGAAGGTGGCAGCAGCTGCTTGGCCTGTTCGATCAACTCTTCGATCGCCGCGAGGGGAAGATTTTCTTCAAAGGCTGTAAACGTCATGCGGCCCGTCTGATCCGAGTAAAAGACTTCGGCTACGGTGCTTTGGTTGTCAGCATCCTCAAGCTCCAGATACATCCCGTCGCGCTGAACGTCACTGCCGCGGTTCAACCAAAATCGTCGCGCGTCTGTCTCGATGGCTTCCAAGCTCGGTCTCCGTCATGTCGCGAGTCCCATTCTCGCCGCCACAACCATCTTCCGTCCCCAGATAAAAGGAAAGAGCATGCGCAGCTTCCGAAGTATGATCTTCGCCGGCCTGGCAATGATTGCCTGCGCCATAATCGCGATGCCGGTATCGGCTTCCGTTCCCATCGACCCGGGCATCAATGCCGCACCGTCGGTTCTCGACGATCACCAGACGCCGCTCCTCGCCGACATCGACAAGATGGCACTGACCTGTGAAGCCCGAGACATACCCGCGCCGATCGCCCTTCGAAGTAGCTTCTCCACTGGCCACATGACGATGGCCACGCGCAGCCTGACATCCGGCTCCGTCCGCTTCATCGAACTCCGACGACGATGCTAGCGGGCTGATCATTGTGACTGAGAATTGCCCGGAAGCGTCATCAATCGCTTCCGGGTTTGCTGATGTTTCAATTTGTGCCCTCAGGCGAGGGTAGAGGTTGGAACATAGTTACGAGAGCAGCATCGCCATGCGCTTTCGGTGCATCTCAAGCTGTTCCTCAGATAGCTGACGGATTCTGTTCACGTCGTCGTCGCTGAGCGGTGCCTTATCGAGAAGGGTTCGAATTTCGGCGTCGTGGGAGTCATACTCTTCCTTTAGTCGTTTAAAGGCCTCAACCTTCTCTTCTGGCAGTACTCGGGTCCTCAAATTGGCCTCCTTTGTTGGCGCGCAGCGGGTGAGAGCAGCGAAAGTTCGCTTAGGCGTTGTCCAAAGGCAAGGCAAATCGATGCGCCCACAACCTCCATCCTCGATGTTCGAGGACATCAGCTCGCCGGCCTTCGTGCCGGCCGAAGATATGCCGGAATGGGTAGAGGCAACCTTCCTCGAACCTTCGTCACCGCTCCACAACCCGGAGCACGCTCACCTAGCGCATGCCGAGATCGGCTTCCTCTGGACCGTAGTCGAGAACAGCCGCAAGGGACGCCGCATCATCGGTCAGTGCGAAGAGGGGAAGCCTCAAGGGGCTATGGGCAAGTGGGCACGGGCAGAGATGCAGGTCAAGCAGTGGTTCGGCTTCGTCCCGGATTTCATCATCACGCTTGACGCCGAATACTGCCGGCAATGCGGGACGCCGAGTTCATGGCGCTCGTTGAGCACGAGCTCTAACACGCTGCCCAAGAGACGGATGCATTCGGCGCGCCGAAGTTCAGCAGGTCAACCGGGCGGCCGGTCTTTACCATCCGCGGACATGACGTGGAAGAGTTCGTCGGTGTCGTTCGTCGCTATGGGGCAGATGCAGCCGGCGTCCGTGAAATGGTCGATGCAGCCAACCGGCCCCCAGAGATCGCCAGGGCGCAAATCGTCCATGCGTGCGGCACGTGTCAGCTCAGGGTCGCTTAGAGCACCTTAAGCGAGCCAGCTTCGACCGCGTCCGTAACGTTTAGTACCGGCCCCCCGAATTCGCCAGACTCGCGGTCAAGCGCCTCCACTCCCCAGGAGACCTGCAGATAATACTGCCCGGCAGCGGGAGCCCGATACCCCTTATAAGGTCCCGCAGGCACCTCCACGCCATCAGATGTGAACGGTGCTACTGCAAGGTAACGAACGGGGCTTCTAAGCTGCATCTCTGACTCCAGATTTGACGGGACTTTGACATCGCGATGGCCAAAGCGAAACTATCAGATGAGGCAAAGACCTTCATTGTTCAAGCTCTGGCTTGTTTCGACAGCCCTTCAGTAGTGGCCGCTGCGGTCAAGAAAGAACTCGGGCTCGATGTAAGCCGGCAACTCGTCGAGAGCCACGATCCGAACAAGAAGGCTGCGTCCGGCCTCGCTCCCAAGTGGCGCCTACTGTTCGAGGAGACCCGCAAGGCCTTCCTCGAGGATACGGCCGCCATCGCCATCAGCCATCGTGCAGTTCGGCTGCGGGCTCTCCAGCGCATGGCAGAGAAGGCAGAGACGCAGGGCAACATGGTGCTCGCGGCCAATCTGCTCGAGCAGGCAGCCAAGGAAGTAGGGGACAGTTACACGAACCGGCGCCAAATCTCCGGTCCCGATGGCGGCCCTGTAGAGGTGCGTACCCTTGCAGACTTCTACAGCAACCCTCAATCCGGCTCTTCGTAGTTTCTGGCTCACCCCGGCGCGCAACCGGGTCCTCTACGGTGGACGATCGAGCTCCAAGTCGTGGGACGCCGCCGGCTTCGCGATCTTCCTGGCGACGCAATGCAGGATCCGCGTCCTGTGTGCCCGCCAGTTTCAGAATAAGATCGCGGAATCGGTCTACACCCTTCTGAAGATCCAGATCGGGCGCTTCGGCCTCGATAACGAGTTCATCATCACCGAGAACTCGATCCGGCACAAGCGCACCGGCTCGGAGTTCATGTTTTATGGCCTCTGGCGCCACATCGACGAAATCAAGTCCCTCGAAGGCATCGACATCTGCTGGATCGAGGAGGCCCATAACCTTACACAGGAGCAATGGGACATCCTTGAGCCGACCCTCCGTAAAGAGGGTTCACAGTTCTGGATCATCTTCAACCCGCGCCTGACGACGGATTTCGTCTATCGCCGCTTCGTCACGAACACGCCCCCGCACACGATCAAGCGCCAGATCAACTACAACGAAAACCCGTTCCTCTCCTCGACCATCCTCAAGGTTATCGAGGCGAAGCGCGCAGAGGACGAGGAAGAATATCGCCACATCTACCTGGGCGAGCCGCTCGAAGACGATGACGCCGTCATCATCAAGCGCTCGTGGATCACGGCGGCGATTGATGCACACAAGAAGCTCAGCCTCCAGCCGGCCGGCGCCAAGCGCATCGGCTTCGACGTCGCGGACAGCGGTGAGGACAAGAATGCCGCCGTCGCTGCCCACGGCTTCCTTGCCACGCACGTAGATGAGTGGAAGGCGCACGAGGACGAGCTGCTCAAGTCGGCCGGCCGTGTTCACGCGCTGGCACGCGAGCTCGGCGCCTCGATCGATTACGACAGCATCGGAGTAGGGGCCTTTACCGGCGCCCACTTCCAGGCGCTGAATGAGGAGTTCAAGACCCGGATCGACTATTTCAAGTTCAATGCCGGCGGCGCGGTGCTCAATCCGGATCGTCGGATCGACCCTAACGACCCACGGTCTCCGACGAACAAGGATTTCTACGCCAACCTGAAGGCACAGACTTGGTGGAGCGTCTCGCGGCGGTTCCGCAACACCTTCAATGCGGTGGAAAGGGGAGAAGCCTTCGAAGCGGACGATCTCATAGCGATATCGAGCGAGTGCGATCACCTCGATCGGCTGATCGACGAACTCTCGACGCCGCGCAAGGACTACGACAATTCGGGACGGTCAAAGGTTGAAAGCAAGAAGGATCTCGACAAGCGCGACATCCCATCGCCGAACCTCGCCGACGCCTTCGTGATGGCATTTGCCCCCAGAACCGGCAGCTTCACGCTATCCAACATCTGAGGAAGCCAGCAGGGAGGGCGCTTAGTGCCTCATTGTCGGGTTCCGTAGAACGCAGGCAAAAGCCGGCACCACTGGACATACCCAAGGACAGCAAACATCGGGGTTACGACCACCGTTGTCTCTGCGGGGGTCGCGAGGCCCATATGCAGCAGGGCAAGGCCGATTGCTGATGCAATGAAGCCTAATGGAAATGTCAGCACGGCGAACACCCAGTAGGCCACCGCCATCAGGAGAACCTCGTTGTCCGGATAGGCGAAGGTAACGGCGACGCTGCCAAGACCGACGGCGAGTACCGCTCCAACGTAGGCTACTTTGTAACGTCGCATACCTAATCCTGTTCTATCCACGCGAGTAGGCCGGCATACGACAACCGCCGGCCACCTGCAAGTAGCGCATTCTTCGGCCTAGGAGCGGGCATGACCAGCATTTTTGCATTCGTCCGCGACAGCCTGACGAACCTGGTTTCCAACCTCGGTACTAGCCGGGACAAGGCAGCAGCGACGTTCTACTCCATGCCGATGTTGTCGGACGACGAGCTGCTCAACGCGTATCGCGGTGCGTGGCTCCCTCGGAAGATCGTCGACATTCCGGCCTTCGACAGCATCCGCGCCTGGCGCGACTGGCAGGCGAGGAAGCCGCAGATCGAAGCTATCGAAGCTGAAGAGAAGCGGCTGAACCTCATGGGCAAGCTGCTGGAGACCCGCATCAAGGCGCGGCTCTGGGGCGGCGCTGCCATGGTCATCGGTACCGGTGACCAGGACCTGACGCAGCCGCTTGACGTCGAGCGGATCGGGAAGGGCGGCCTGAAATACCTAACGGTCATGACGCGCCGGCACCTCACCGCCGGCGAGATCGATCGCGATCCGGCCTCCGAGTGGTATGGCAAGCCGAAGGTCTACCAGTTGAACTCCGCCGACGGCAGGCAGTTGGAAATCCACCCGTCGCGCCTGGTCGTTTTCAACGGCAGCCAGCCGCCAGACGAGGACATCGTGACGTCTGCCTATGCCGGCTGGGGCGACAGCGTGCTCTTGTCCGTCGTCGATGCTATCAAACAAGCCGACGGCACGGCCGCCAATATCGCCAGCCTCGTCTTCGAGGCCAAGGTCAACGTGATCCGCATCCCGGATTTCATGCAGAACCTCGGCAACGCAGAGTACCGGGCCAAGATCCTCGAGCGCTACACGCTCGCGGCCACGGCAAAGGGCATCAACGGCGACCTCCTCCTCGACAAGGAAGAGGAGTACGAGCAGAAGACCGCGAATTTCGCGACGTTGCCCGACGTTCTGATGTCGTTCCTGCAGATCGTCTCAGGCGCGGCCGACATTCCGGCTACGCGCTTGCTCGGCCAATCCCCGGCCGGCATGAACTCGACCGGCGAAAGCGACCTGCGCAACTATTACGATCGCCTGCAGGCCATGCAGACGGTCGAGATGACGCCGGCGATGGCGCGCCTCGATGAGTGCCTGATCCGAAGCGCACTCGGCTCGCGCGACCCGGACGTCTATTACGAGTGGGCGCCGCTCTGGGGCATGTCGGAGAAGGAAAAGGCCGACGTCTTCAAGACGAAGGCAGATGCGGCTCGGCAGTTGGTCGGAAGCGGCACGGGGCAAGAGATAATCCCGCGCGAGGCCGTTTCCGATGCCCTCGTCAACACCTTCATTGAGGATGGTTCGCTGCCGGGCCTCGATGCAGCGATCGAGGAATATGGCAAGTTATCTGAACAGGATCCCGAGGAGGCTGAACTCGCGTCTGCAGCGGGTACAGAGGAAAGACGAAGGGCAGCTACGGGGGAGTCTCGATCGGATTAGAGCCCTATCAGTCCCTTGATCGCTTCTCCCGCCACGATGGGCCCCAGTTTTCTGACGCTCGAGAATACTTTGAGTTTTCGCAGGTTGGGTGCGACAGTCAACATGACCTTTTCTCGCCACGCGATAAGCGCACGGTCCGTTTCTTCCGACTGAGTTGAGGGCCCTAAAACGAGTGGAAAGGGGTCGTTTTCTACGGCTCGACCGCAAATGTCGAAAACTTCGCTTACCTGCTCCATCAACGCATCTGTCGTCTGGGAGATGCTGGATCGGTCGAAAGAGAAAACGTGGCCCCTGGTGCCCTCAATATCTGTGAGGAAAACGAGGCAGGGCGTTTCAGCAATCTCGAGACCAAACCTTGTGCGAAGGTCAATCAGGTTTCCGGCATGCTCAAATTCATCATCCTTACTCAGCATAACCATGTGCTTCATGATGATCTGACCCGGATGGATGTGGCGACGAACATCTTCTTTCATTCGTCGCGCAGCATCCTCTGACGTCCAGTCGGAACGCCCGGCCACCACCAATAAATTGCTGCCCGATTGCATGTGAAGAGCATGGTAGTTGCGCCTTATCTTCTCTTCGAAGACGTTGGCCGACGGCAGATATACCAATACGGATACAAGTCCCGGATAGAGATGGACCTCTCTCAGGAACTCTGGTCCGACAGACTTTAGCTCGTACATGTTTCCCCTCGTCGCCTTCTCGTGTGAGCGCGATAGAAGCACCGTAAGGTGAACATACGGTTGACGCATTGCGTCGGTTGCACTGTCGAGTTGCAGCAGAAGAACTACGAAGGTCTGAAGCTATGAGATTTACGGACACTGCACCGATCGCGGGCACGCGACGGACCGCCGACGGCTACCTTATTGCGGACGTTCGGACCGCGCGCACCGGCATCCAGCTCTACGCCGGCCATGAAGTCGGAAAGCCGGAGATGCAGGTCGTGAAGGTCTATCGGCCGGAGGATCAGGTCTTCGACACGGCCAGCCTCGGCAGCTACGCGCACAAGCCGGTGACGAACGACCACCCCGACGAGTCCGTCACCGCCGACAATTGGAAGGCGCTTGCTGTCGGCTCGATCGGGGATGAGATCGCGCGGGACGGTGAATTCGTCCGTGTCCCGCTCGTCGTCATGGATGCGGCAGCCATCAGCGAAATCGAGCGCGGCAAGCGCGAACTCTCCGCCGGTTACACCTGCGATCTCGCATGGGAGCCGGGCACCACGCCCGAGGGCGAGAAATACGACGCCATTCAGAAGGATATCCGGATCAACCACGTCGCCATCGTGCAGCGCGGCCGCGCCGGATCACAAGCTCGCATCGGCGACGGTGTGAGGTCGTGGGGCGCTGCCCCGTTCACCAGTGATCAGAAACCGAAAGAGGACAAG